ATTAGTGACATTCGTTGGTCCTTTGGCAGACTCTTCATTTACATCTTTTAGTTCTTTTTGCAATTTCATCAATTTGTCAGTTGCATCAGCAACATTCTTAATTAATTGACCAGCGACCTCATATGCTCTTGGCATTTCACTCTCTTGTGCCAACTCTAAAATACCATTAAGTGCCTCTTGCCCCTTTTCAATGATACTATAAAGATTACCACGAGTGTACTCATAATCTTTGTTGATATCATCTACAGAATCTTTTACTTTTTCAATTTTTTCTTTTACGACTTCTGTCTCTACAACATCGTTAGAAATATTGAATTCATCATTTAATTCATCAAATTTTTTCGTCATTTTCATCCCACAGTCCCATCAAATCCAAAGTCATCTCCCATAGGGATGAGATCATCATCAGTAGCAGTAATCGAATTGATAGCAGCTCCTCTAACATGATCATTAGCAGTGGTTCCCTCACTTCCTCTTATAACAGTCAATTGATTGCCACTAATTGCTTTCACAAACATTGTCTCATTATCTACACTAATATTAGTTTTAACCGTAACCGCTGATCCACTGTCAACTTCAAAGACTGTATCTGTGGAAACAATATCTGCTGTTAAATTGGTAAGAACATCTCCAGTATAATTTTTTACTGCTTTAGGGGTGACAGTATAAGTGATATCTCTTTCTGTATTTGAAGTATCTGTTCCTGTGATATAACTGATTTTTGCGCTGCGAACTATTTGCTTTGTAGAATCTGTAACAGGTCCAAATAGATATGTCTTTGCAGTGAATCTCATAGTATAAAGTAAAACTCTACGAGTTCTAAAGTCACCTTCATAATCATCTTGCATTGTTATATTTTCTAATATAATTGGAATATCTCTCTTTTCATTTATTGATCCAACTAAATTAACCGTAAGATTATATGCAGGTTGAAAGTATGGTAAAATTTGCTCAACTATCTGTAGAGCATCATCATTTAATTTAGTCATGATGCTCAACTCAAATGCCATGTTATATGGCACTGGCATATAATTCTTTTTAGTTAATTTTTCTGTTACAGGATCTTTAGTTGTAAACTGTTGAGTGGTAGTTACTTTTCTAGATGGATCATAAGTCAACCCAGTAAACTCAAATGACATTCTGGGTAATGACATTGCTGTTGATTTATTTAAATCAGCAACTTGATCAAGTCTTGCTAAAAACTTTTGAGTGGGTCCATATGCCAAAGGGACTTTAATGATACTTGTTGTATTATCTGATGCGTCTGTATGCTGTATCTCCAATCCATTAAAAAGAGTACCAAAAGAAATAATGGTCTTTCTCAATATTTCGTTATAAAAATACTCAAACATTTTTAGATATCCTGTGTAATATATTTATGGTGTTCCAAATGGATTTGATTCTGTAAAATCTAATATCTCATTTGCTTCTAGTTGGAAATCGTCATTATCAGAGAATCCATCATCTGCAGGAGCAGTGCCTACATCTAAGATTAGATTAGTTGCTCCAGATGTTGCACCAGTGATTGTTTCACCTTTAAGGAATATGCCATCAACATCATAAATATCCAACTCTCTGGTAGAGGAATCCCATTTCCTAACTCTTGCAGTGGCAGTGGATGTTCCGCCAGTAATAGTTTCGTTGAAACTAAAGTTTCCACTTCCAGATGATCCTGGAGATGCAATACTGATTGTTGGTGCCACTGTATATCCAGCACCAGCATTACTAACATAGATCGCTGAGATAGTCCCTGCTGCGCTTACAACAGCGGTTGCAGCAGCAGACACAGTAGAAATACCTGTGAAGGTAATTGTGGGTGATGTGGTGTATCCTGAACCACCTGAAGTAAGAGTTACAATTCCGATCGGACCATCAGTGCTGAGGAATGAAGTTGCTGCAGCACCAGATCCTGTTCCATCAGCATTGTTTGAGAAGAACTGAATTTTAGGAGCAACTGTATAACCAGATCCAGGATTAATTAGTTGTACACTTTGAACAACAAGTTGATTACCCTCTGGACTTGCTGCTCCACTACATACAACTACTCCACCCTTAGTTAATGCAGTTGCAATACCAGTAACTCCTCCACTTGGAGCTGAAGAAATTGCAACTCTTGGAGGAACAATGTAGTTTGAACCTCTATTAGTGAGAACAATATTTCTAATTGCTCCAGTAACAATACCGGTGACAGCAGTTGCCTGAGATGCAGTTCCGACAAGAGTTAGTTTTTGAATGCCAATACCAGCATAAATTGTATCTCCATCTGCACCCTCAATTCCTTCTAGGGTATCATCAATTTCATCAACTCCAGTATCAATAATTTCATCTTCAATACGGAAGAGTTCGCATCTTAATTCATAGACGTAATTTTTTTGCAACTGATAAAATGGTTTTTCATGTTCGACATATTTAATTTCAAATATACGATCACCGAGAGGAAAATAAATTAAATCTCCCTCTTTGGGTCTGGTGGATAGTTTTACTTCATCTTCACCCTTCATCAAAGGTGATATATAGGTTTCAAATCTCTCTTTTGAAATAATTAAAGTTATCTCATTAGTTTGTTGTATTCCAAACTTTGAAAGTAGTGTAGGATTATCTCCATATCCATCAAAATTTTCAACATAAGCCTCTATTGGATAGGCATCATCAAATTTTGATTCTATTACCTCTTTTAATATTGTATTTGTCGTCACATATTTTCTAGGCATGAAGTGAACTTCCACTCCATACATTCTTAACTGCTCATTAATTAAACTTTGAACAAGACTCTGCTCTTGATTAGAACCTTGCTTAAAAAATGGATTTAACATAATTCCTATCCAATCATATCAAGAGGAGGAAGTTCATATGTGTTAGACATTTGTTCTTGTATCTTATCTAACTCTTGTTGAGCATCATCATATAGTTGACGACCATTCAACTCAACTCCACCTGGCAATTTAACTCCTTGAAATTTAATTAGATTCATTCCCCACTGACGTTTAATTAATGCTGTCAGATATCTTTTAACAAAATAATCATTATATACTCTTGTAAAATCATTTGGATCTAAAAGTCTATAACAATCAATAACTAAGTA